GTCGGTTTTGAACCCGTAGGAAGTCAGCATACACAGCGTGAGCAATGTAATTAAAGAACTCACCTGGAACCTCTACCGTTGAGTTGTAGTAATCCGAGGTGACGGTAAAGGGTGTGAACTGCTTCTTGTATGAAACAAATGCGCTTGTGTCATTTGTATTAGCAATGTTTAAAATGTTAGCACCATCAAAATCTACGAAGAACTCATACTCCAGGGATGAATTGTTTAGGAATGCTTCTTTACGATGAATGCGACTGAAGTCACCAATGGTTGTTTTGACAGGTTCTGAGGTCATTATTCCTTTTTCTGCGTAAGGAATTATATTTTTTACCTCTACCGAAAGAAGGTTATTTCCTCCCCTTGGTGTCCAAGTTGTTACACCTTCTACTGTATCGTTCTTATTAGTATCCGCTTCAGTAAATTGAACGGTTCCTGCTGCGTGCAAACTAATTTTTCCATCGGATGACCTCGTGTCAGTTGGATTACTAATAAGCGAAACAACCCAAGCGTTTGAAGAATTTTTATAAATGTAAGTTGATGAACCACCAACTACGGGGTCAAAAGAAGTATTTACATAAATATTTGTATCAGCCGTTGCTGATCCAGCACCATCTTCAAAACTTCCAGAATTAATACCAAAAAATTTATATTGTGCATTTACAGTTGTGCTAGTACTAGAGGTTGCACCAGATAGTTCGTAAAGAGCTAATGCCCTTTCTTCGGAAGGAACAAAATACCTGGGCCACACTGGACTTTCGTCAAACGCCTGTTGAAACCTACGGTTAATGAAGTGACTTAACTGATCCTGTTCAGTTACATCAAGTTCTCCACCAGTTCCTATCAGAGCTGATGTTATCTTAAATAGGTCGCCGTAGGTTCTGGTCTGCATTATATTTTATTTGGGCTTAGTTCTGGGAACTTCTTATTGTAATACTTTAAAAATTCTTTTGAATGCACAGTCTCGTGACCGTACTTCTTTGTGAGTCTAAAAAACTCTCTTGCCGGTATTGTAGCAACTGGTTTGCCAAGCGTAGGGTGAGTAGTCCCCTTTAGCTCTTTTGCTTCTTTTCGAGCTTGATTTACTCTTTTGTGTTCTGTNTGTTTTTCTAACTTGAATCCGTTAGTGATCTCCTTCATAAAGGCNCGATCAATCTCGCCATCGGAGTATCGTTTTAGATTAGGAATGATTATATCCATATTAAAAAAGGCGGGGGGCTTNCGCCCCCCAACCAGAATTTAATTNNCGCGAATGATCCGAGATCAATGATGCGTAATCCGATAACAACGTTACCAGCAGTTAAGCTAGCAGTTGTTCCGTTTACTTCAGCAAGAATTGAAGTTGCTGCTTGGTAACCAATAGCTTGAGATTGGCCTCCAGTGAAACCATCTCCAGTATTGAAAACTGGTGCAGACATACCGTCAACATCAAGAGCGTCAATGAACTCATCTGGGTCACCAGCTGTTGTGCCAACATCAAGAGTGATGTCAGTAGCACCAGCAAGTGCAGTTGATTCAAGAACACCAGCCAACTCAACCGCACCACCCGCTGGGATGGATGCAACTGGAAGTTGACCTGCTGTGTCTAGTGTTTCTCCATTGAATGGATTAGTACCTAGTTTNATTTTTGCTAAGTCATCAAATGATAGTGAGATGACGTGTGTGTAGCCAGATGTTCCAGCTTCATTTACAGTTAGTTGTGCCATAATATTATATTTCCTTTAGTTAAGGGTTAAGCAGATGCTGTGATCTTGCCGTGGGCACCAGGATGGTATACACCAAGTGTTAGAGCGCAATCAACGAAACCACGCTCACCACCACCAAGATTAGGTAGGCGAGTGCTTCCCATTGGGATAAGCTCGTGAATACCGTAGTATTCTGGGTTAACAACATAACCAGACATTCCTGCTTGACCAGCTTGTGTGGGCATACAGTCAGGGTTAGCGTTGACAACAGAAACGATGCCGTGATCGGACTGATAGAGGTCAACAGATAGCTTGATGCTACCGCTGTTACCATCGTAGTTGACCGAACGGATGTTTTCGTTGGCTACTCCAGATACGCGAGCGAAGTCGCTGATGTCGCTGCGAAGAGCAGTGTCAGCAACAAGCATAAGATTGTCGCTTGTTCCAGTTACCTTGAAGATAGAGGAGATAAGACCGTTAAGTTCTGATTCAGCGAAAACGTCGTCAGTTACATCCACGATGCTTGCAGGAGGTGTGCGGAATGTAGAAGGAACGTCACTAGGACCAGCAGAGTCGATCCAGTCGCCAAGACCACGAAGGGCGTTAGCAGTACCAGCACCGTCTTCAACAGCGGAGTCTTGCGTACCAGCAAGTGTAGCTTCGATGTCGCGTTTTAGTTCGCGGATAGCTTTGGCTTCAGCCTGAGCGATCTTAGCAGGACCAACAGAATCGACAGCTTCTTGCATGTCAGAAACCATGTAGTCACGGCGGAACTTTTGAACACGATTGCCGAGGCGAGCGCGGCCAGCGAACTGGTCAGTGAATGCAGTAACGTCAGCACCTTCAGCTATGCCAGCAGTCTGTGGAGCCGAAAGGCTATCAACAGTCCACTCAACATTTGTTGCAGTAGCACGTTCTTTATTAGCAGATGAAAGGATAGGAGTTTCTTCTGGGGCGAGGATAGTCAAGACATCAGTCAAGTCTTCGCGGTTAGAAACGCCCGATCCTGTATTAGTGGTATCGAATGTATTTGAGAATGACATTGTATTTAATGATTATTTAATGAGTTATTGTGTTATGAGCGGTTGCTCATTTTGAGTCGTCGAAGAGCAGCAAAGTCTCTAGCATTACCCGTTTCTTTAAACCTGGCTTCTAATTCTTTTAGAGCCTTGGCAGTTCTTCCCATTCCTTTTTCGGATTGGGCAGAGACTGGATTACCTGTTCGTGGAGGATTTAACGTAGGAGCTTTCTTGGTATTCCCTACTAGTTTACGGCCATGTATGCTATTTGTAGCATGGGCAAACCAATAATCTAGTTGGGCGGCGATGTCAGGTGATTCACGTTTCAGAACACTTTTTAGTTTCTTGAATCGTTCGTCTCCTACTGTAGCTTCAAACTGTTTGCGTAAGTCGTTGTCCTCACCTTCTAGCCAAGATAGTTCTTGCTTTGCTTGGGTGTCAAACTGCTTTGCTAGCACTTCTCCCTCCGCACGTAGCTGAACCTTAGATAGTTGGTCAGGTAGAAAAGTCTTCTGTGCCTTACGTGCCCTTAGTAGAGCCTGTCGCACATCCTTTTTTGTCCACTCCTTACCTTCAACTTCTGTTACTACATCATCTGCACCATAGCCATCACTTTCAAAGATTAAGTCCTCAGCCCATTCTACTACTTGGTCAACCTCAGTGGCTTTCTGTTGTAGCTTTTCGATAGTATCAAGATTCCCGTATGGGTTGTTCTCGACCTTTTTCGTTTCTAGTGGGTTAGGTTTTTCTTTGAGTCGTGCCTCAAGTTGAGTAAGCTTTTCTTCTGCAGCCTTTCGTTTTGCAGTCAATTCTCCGAATCGGGCTACAGCACGGCTACCAAGCTTATCAGCCAGTTCGCGCAAATCGTCCTCGGACATTTCGTCCAAGTCTAACTGTGAAAGAACATCTTCGGATGTTTCAGATTGCTCTGAGGATTCTTCGGATGTTTCTGCTTCCTCGGTATCCACCGATTCTTCAATAACCTCTTCAGTTTCCTGCTCAATAACTTCTTCGGCTTCCTGCTCTTGAGGCTGTTCAGTCCCAGGAGTAAGATCACCAATTCGCTTTTGAGCAAAATCCGTGACGGATATATTTGTTTTGTCCACTGATATTTTACCTGCCTCAGCGTCAGCAGTTGCTATTTCTTCTGTCATAATTTGTCCACTCATTAACGCCGAGCGATGGCGATTTTTGAATTATAACACAGGTAGTTACATGCGCTCGGAATGCTTCCTAGAAAGCTCCTGCCAATTTACTAATTGTAGCACTTGATCGTAAGTAATAATACGACCTGATACCTGTTGTATGTTGTCACTGGTTGCCTCATGCAACTCAGCAATAGTTTCTTCACGTAGTTCGTGAATCATTTTCATGAAGCGAGCAAACGCCTCGTAGTTATGAAGTGTTTTTATGTCGTCTTGTATTTGCATTATATCTCCGTGGATTGCGTGACGTTAAACAGATTCTATTATTTGTCAATAGACAGAGACTAGAGACCCTGTGTATCAATCTGACCCATCTGAGCAGGGGCTGTGCCTACTCGTCCGATCTGTGCGTTCTGAGCTTGTTGCATCTGGAACGTGTATTGACCTACATACTTCTGTAACCTAGCGGCAAACGCTTGGTCAGTCTGTAGACGTTGTGCAATATCTGGCTGTTGTCCGTATTGCTCTACAACTTGAAGGGCAATCTGTGCGCCAGCGGGTCTAGCGGGCATTTCAATACCAGCAAAGATTTTAGCCAAGTCATCTGTAACTTGTTCAACCACTTGTTGCTGTGCAGTTTCTACAGGTTGTAGGACGGCATCAGCCATTACTGGGTCAATGCTTGCGGCAGCAACATCTAGTAGGCTATCTACGTTTAGACGGTTGTTGGCGTTTAACTGATTCAATGCTACGAACTGCTGTAGTTTCTTTTCTACAGTCTCTGGGTCATTGTTCTGAACGTCAAAGTTAACCATAATGTCGAAGTTTTCGTCAGGGTTACCCTTATCGAAGACTTGAGCATCTGGCACACCAGTTACGCGGAAGAACACTTCGTCTGGACCAAAGCGTTGGAAGCACTTGTAAGCCATCCCAATTACCTCAGCAGTGTGGCTAAGGAACTTATCTACCAAGAACTGCTTCCGTATTTGGCTGATTTGAGAACCTTCGTCTAGCCCTACTAACTTATCCGATAGGGTAAGGAGGGTGTCTTCCATTTCAATGGAACCAGTAGGTGGTGGGGGTGTAGGAGCAAAGTCCAGATCACCCTTACGGCGATACGGGATCAATCTGCCTGGTCCCCAATCGTTGGGAGCTTGACCAACTGGGTGAAGGATGGGAGGTAAAGTAGCTAGGCTGTTGCGGTCAACTCGTGAGTCACGCTCAACCTTAACTTGGTTTTGTAGACCGCGTAGGATAGATGGCACAGTAGTTGTGTCATACAAACGTTTGCTGTCCTCGGATAGCTTTGTAACTACTACAGGGTAGTCTTCGTATCCGTTAAGTAGTTCAAACTTAGCATATCCTGGGGCTAGTTCATTACCACTAAACTCCTTATGGAATACTGTGCAGTAAATGCCCTCTGCGCCATCTTCTGGGTCAATGAGACGTTGATAGGCATAGCAGATTTCTACTAGCTCATCGGCTTCATACGCATTGTCGGCTAGGCTTAGGCTACGACGACCTTCTTGCTCACGCTCAATAGAGTCAATGTTTACACCTCTATACTTAGATATGATGTAGTCTACAAAGTCNTCATCCCATCCGTCAGTGACTACNTTATTCTCTAGTTCTTGTGGTGTGTAGTAGGTCTTCCAGAAGCAGTAGGGTGCGCGTTGTGGGTCNGTGACGTATGGTGGGAAAAAGAAGTCACCATCTGGTGCAAGTGTCTTAACATCAGGAGCATTGACTTGTCTACGAACGATAGGCAGTTCAGCAACTCCAGTCTTTCTTAGTTCACGTAATGCTTTCTTAGCACGTTTCTTCGTTGTTCCCTCAAAGGTTGCTTGAAGCAAGGCAACTAGCTGTTCGTCATCGTTGCCGTTTTGTATAGCGTCAGCAACATCGGGACTAACCTGTGCAATTTGATTCAAATCCAGTTGTTGCAGAATTCTACGATCTTCTTTCTGCCAACCAATATATGTAATCAATATACCTCGCTCAAGCAAATAATTAGCTCCTAGCTCCATCTCGCGGTGGAATCTAGGTATGTATCCAGAGGATACCATCCATTTCAAGAAACCAGAAACCACTCGGCTACGAGCAATGTCTCCGCTTTCTACTGGGAATGCCCTGACGTTTGCACGGTTCAGGGATGCTATAAATAATGATACTAGCCTTGTGATGCGCTCATCAATGAGGTGACACTCCATATCGGACGCACCCTCCCAAGGGAAAGCGTCGGCTCCATGCTTACGGTGGTCACGGCTCTTGCCTGGCCAGAAGTTTCTGCGGTCATCGTAGGATGTGCGGCAGAGGTCAAAGTATGCTTCTAGTTCAACAACCGTTTGGTCGTAAGCTAGACGGAGAGTCTTAATGTCTGGCTCGTCCTGTAAATATGTGAGAGACTCGGAAACGCTATCAGTTATCATGTTTTGGTTCTAATCTTTTGTGTACGGATTTTAACAACCGAATTGTATAAGTAGATGATACGCCTATTGTATCACATAGCTCTGCATTTGTCATTGGCACTCCTGTCTCATGCAATATGTATCGTCTTAGCATTTCCCAAGCAGCAAATCTATCCACTTGTTCTCTGCACCAATTACGATTTAATGTGATGTCACTTTCCTTTTCGCACATATCTGTAGCTAGTTCCCATGTGGTCTGATATGGCTTCAAATGTTATTTCCTTGCCTATCAACTTACCTTGCCATTTACGGGGGACAAGCATTGGAACTTTCTTACCAATTTCTTTGTTAAAGACGTAGTTATACCGAGGGTTGGGACACTCTGTTAAAACACGACCAATGTAATGCTTAGGTATAATCTCCTCAATCATGAAGGACTCTTCTAGGATGGCTGTGCCTTCCTCGGTTACCCATGTATTCTTTCCCTTACCTGTCAATGAACCTTCAGGTAACTTGTCCTGTGCTATTTGCATAGCGTCTTCAAACTCCACCTCTTGTTCAAGTGCGATCTGCGTTAATTTCTTTTTAGGCATTAGTACCCTCCTTTTCCTTTAGTTGTTGTTTCCATGTT